CTGGAGAGGGAATAACTGGAATGAGAGTAAAAGTAGGTGGAGGAGCAGATGCGGCAAGTGGCAGAGAGATAAATATGGAACAATTAGGAGGCATAGCTATTGGTATAATTGGTATTCAAAAAATGATGAAACAGATAACAGGTTTAATGATACAATCATCCCCAATGTTACAAGCTATGATGAAATTATTTAATACAACTGTAATGATGATACTTAGACCTTTTGGAGATTTTATAGGATTTTTCCTAAGACCAATAATGATATATTTATTAAGAAATGTAGCTTTACCATTATATCAATTATTAGCTCCACCTTTAAGACAATGGGGATCTACTATAGGAAATGTGTTAGTAGATTTTTTAAAAGATCCTATTGGTTCACTTACACAATGGTTCATAAGTTGGAATTGGTTTGATGGAATAGGTCTTAATAAAATTTTAGGCGGTTTAACTCTTATTGAAGATGTTCTTAAATTATTTAACATTGATCTTAGTGGTGTAAGTTTAGCATTATCAGAAACATTTACAACTGCGTTAGATACTATAACTACCACATTGACATCAGCATGGGATGGAATAACAGGTTTCTTTACAGGTGCAAAAACTTTCATAGATGCAACATTACAACCTGCATGGGATGGATTAACAGCTTTCTTTACTTCAATTACTGATGCTTTTAGTAACTTTGTGGAATGGTTAAAAAATATACCAATTTTAGGTAATTGGTTATTTGGTGGTGGCGATGATAGTGGGAATACAACTGAGCCGGATAGTGGAGTAGGTAATACTAATAGAGGTAATGATAGAGGATTTAGTAGTTCTAGTTCAACAGAAACCATTGTAATCATAGAAGGTGGTTTACAACTTCCGGGAAGTACAAATGACATATCACCAGAAGTATTTGATACAATAGAAAAAGTAAAAAGAAATACGAGGTTTTCATAATGGCAGGATATAGAGTAGAAGTTAGAAAATTAAATACCGCTGGAACAGTTATTATAACTTATCAGATACCTGTATTTGATAATTTTAATTTTAGTATAAACTCCCCTGTAACACCAACACCTTTACCAGAAGAAGATTCTGAAGAACAAATATTGGTAAAAATAGAAGGTAACTCTACTACTGTAAACTTGACATGGAAACTGATAAATTATACAACTGATCAACTAACAGGTTCAGGAATTAGCGGTAATACAAGAACAATTTGGGAACAAATGTTGGCATTAAAAAATACATTTAGACCTGTAAGCATAGATGATGCTTTCACACTTGCAATAGTAGATACAAGTACAAGTGCAGATGTTATTTCATGGGATGGTACAATAAACTCAATGGTGTGTTCACTTACTTCAACCACCCCCGTATCTGCTACAGGTACAATAAAGTTTATTGAAGGTAGTGTAGTTTCATTATATAATACTGATGGTTCAAAGAAACCTACAAACTTTGCAGGTGTAACAGGCAGTAGTTCAGGTCAAATTGATTTATCATGGACACTTCCAACAGATACAGGAACGGGAGCTCCTTCAATTACAGGTTATAGAATACAGTATAGATCTAGTCTTCTTGCTGATTGGACAACAGTTGATTATACAGGAAGTGCCACAAGTAAAACTATAAGTGGTTTAAATGCTTCTACTTCATATTATTTACGAGTTGCTATGGTTACTGGAACTAATACTATTGGTGACTATTCTAGAGTAACATTCCCAGCAGTAAGTTCAGGTGCATAATCATGCCTATAGCAAAAACAGTAGTTGAGAAAATTGCTACTAATGGTAGTGTATCTGCAAGAAGGGATCAGAAAATAACTGCTTCAACCGTTTCAAGATTTGGAACAAGAACTGTGGATCAAGGTTATTTTAGTTTTCCTATGGGAACTGATATTGAATTAAATTCTAATCTAAAATATATACAGGATATTGTAGACGTTACTGATTTATCAGCAATATATAATTTTCAATTAACTGTAAATGATGAAAGCGGTTATGAAATGAATCCAAGTGCAGATTTACCAATTAGTAGGTTTGTTAATCCAAACGATCCATTAAACAATAAAAAATTTCAATCTCAATATTGTTTAAAATTTACCAAGTCAAGTTCAACTGATTTTTATGAAATACCAGATAATGCAAGGCTAGACATGACAAAGCAATTTGACTTATACATATATTGTGATTGGGATAATAGTTTGGGAAGTTATACAACAACTAATGAAAAGGCTATAATATTTAGCAAGTATGATACAACTCATGGTGGAATAGAGGTAGGATTTATCTACAAAGGTGGTGGAAATAATAGATTATTTGTCAGATCTTTAGCATCTTCAGGCTCCCCTGTTGAACGTGAAGGAACTTCTCAAGGATTTCTTAATGGCACACCTGTATTAATTAGAATTAAACGTAATGAAAATAATGTGGTTTCATGTTATTTAAACGGTGTTTTAGAAGTTCAGTTTACTGATACAACTGCATACGGTCAAACTGAAAATATAAGAATTGGAGCTCATAAACATCCTAGTTCTGTAACTGAACAATGGGCAGGTAAAATATATCAAATGAGATTATATACGGGTGTATATCTTTCAGATGAAGAATCAGAAATTATACAGTTAAGTTCCCCACAACCAATGACAATGAAACTTGCGGGTAAAGTTTGGAAAATTAATGACAATACAAATCCAAAGAAAGTCCATGTAAGAGGTGATGGAAGAATGTTGCTTGATACATTTTTAAATGCTGATGTTTTATCTGGTACTTCCACTTCCCCTGTAAACAGAACTAAAAACGTATATGATGCAAACCAAGATAATGACTTGATAATTCAAGATATAATTTCAAATGTAAATAGTAGTTTTCAATTTAAAGAACCAACATCAGCTGCAAATTCTACCCATGTTGGAAAGTTTATTGCAACAGGTTCTTTTGTTCAATGTACTGAATTATTATTGTTAGAGTCAGGATCTATCCTGTTTACAAATAACAAAATCGTAACTGTAGAAGATGAAGACGGTGTTTCTACACCATATAAATTTGAACAAGGTAATGTATCATCAACTCCGGGATATGTAATTACAAAATCAGGTAAAGACGATTCACTTTTAGTAAATGCAGTTGAACTTGTAGGTAGATTAAATAATAAATATATTGAAGATCCATTTACTTCAGGAACTAATACGGTTGAAACTTTGATTGGAACACCTGTAGATGTAAAAGTTGAAGCACCAATAGGAACAACCCTTGTAGAAAATGTTGGATTTACAGTTGATTATGTTGCTAATACTGTTACTATAACAGGTAGTCATTCAGCAGGTAAAATATCTTATAATTATGAAGATTTAGATTCTCTTAAAGCATTATATTTTAAAAATAATACAACAGGTTCGGCTAGTCAAACAAAGTATGGATTAAGAAATAAGAGAATATTTACTCCACAATATACAGTTAAGGAAGATATGGATCAAGCATCACAAAAAATAATAAGTAACAATAGTGAGGTTCTTGAAAGATATGAAGTTAAAGCTCCTACCCATGTAAATAACATAAGAGAAAATCATAGGGTAATTGTTAAAAATTCTAAAAAGGGAATAGATACAAGTGGTGATACAACAGCATCCATAGTAAAGTCAATTTCTTGGACATTTCCAAATGTAAGCACAATCATTCAACTTGGTGAACATAGATTTAACTCATTTGATTTAGATAAAAGTAATATGTCAGGAATTTCACAGGCTTCTGGTAATACATACAAAACACACAACGTTTAAAAATTTTTTCTTTTAACTTTTAATTTATTAGCCCAATCTATAAGATCAGGTGGCATAGTTAAATCTTTTAAATGTGCTTCAATTTTTTCTAATAGTTCGTTTGTTCTATCTAATTGTTCTGGTATTTTATCAATATTTTGAAACATATAAATAGTTGATCCTCTACTAATAAATAAATGTTTAGTCATGTAAAACATAAAATTGATAGACCATTTGTAGAAACAGCACATACGGAAGAAGGTCATTTTTATAAAACAGAATCAGGTAAAACTTATCCAAGCATAACTACAGTATTAAAAGTATTAGACACTAAAGAATGGTATCCGTTTTGGGTGGCTAAAGTTGCAAGAGATGAGGAAATAACAGAGGCACAAGCAGAAATCAGATGCAAGGAAATTGGGGGAAACAGTATGGAAATGGGAAACATAGTTCATAAACTTGCAGAAGAATATCTAAGTAATGAAACTGTAAATGAGCCAAGTTCTAAGATAGAAGAAATAGATCCAATGGATTTGTTTGTACCATTATCATTACATTTAATGGAACACGTTGACAAAGTTCATGGGTTAGAAGTTCCAATATATAGTGATGATCTACAACTTGCAGGAACAGCAGATTGTGTAGGAGAATATGATGGAGTATTAAGCATAGTTGATTTTAAGAACAGTAGGAAACCAAAGACAAAATCACAATGCAAAAGCAAAGATTATTTTATACAACTATGTGCATACGGTAAGATGTGGGAGTTCTGCACAGGTCAAAAGATAGAACAGGGAGTTATATTGGTTATATCATGGGATGGAAAAGTAAAGCCATTTAAAGTAAACCTATCTGAATATGAAGCAGATCTTTACAAAAAACTTGTACTAGTAGAGCAGAAACAAGCCTTAAATAGTATTTAAAAAAGTATATATATGGTCAAACTAATCGAGAAAAAAGATGAGATAACGGGGGAAAAAGAGTTAGTTATTGATAAAAGGACACTACCAAAAAAAGTACCTGCCAATGTTAAGAGCCTAAACTATGCTAGAAACCTGCCACCAGAGTGCAACGGGTGTCAGTTTAGACCACAAGAGTTAGGTGGCAACGGTATATGTCCAAAATTTCAAGCAGATTCATTATGTGTAATTAGAAAAGATATTGCTAAACTGATTGACAGTACAGGGGGTAGAACGCTTGACTTGATGGAAGCAGAGTTTCATAACAACTTTGAAAAACTAGCGTTCTTTGAAAGCATGGAAGATCAAAATAGTGAACTTAATCCTGAAGTTACCAAGCGTATAAACTCACTTACAAATTTGGGGAAGGTAATTAATGAGATTAAAACAAAAAGAGAAACTGTAGAAATAACACAAACAGAATCATTAAGTGACAACCAAAAGCATGAGATAGCAAAGACAGTCAAACTAAGTAGGGAACTACTAGATGAGTCTTAGGAAATTACCACCGGTTGAATATGTAAAAGATCCCGTAGAGTATGCAAAGATCCTTGTAAATTCATTTAAGAACTGTTCATACTTTGTAGATAAATTTTTAGGATTTGATGTGTTTGATTATAACAAGGCTTTCCTTGATTGCTATGACAGGTTCGTTGTATATAGAACAGGAAGACAGGTCGGCAAGTCTACAAATGCCGCTTTAAAGGCAATACACTTTGCGTTCTTTGCACCATTGTTTGCAAGTAACATAGACACGGGGGTAGCCAATGTTGTAATTGCCTCACTATCTAAAGATCAAGCACACTTGATTTTATCCAAGATTAGTGAGTTTATACACATGAGTCCTACACTTAGTAAGAAAGTAACAAGGGAAATCAAGACAGAAATTACTATTGAATGGTATGACGGAACGGGGAAGACTAATTTTATTGTAAGACCAATAGGTGATACAGGGGATTCACTCAGAGGATTTACCGTACACTATGCAATACTGGATGAGGCAGCTTATATTCCTCAAGTTGTCTTTGATGCCTTTTTGCCAAGTACGGTTACAACCAAACCACACATACTATTAACAAGTACACCAAAGGGAAAGTCAGGTCAGTTTTTCAAATCATGTATGGACTCTCACACATTATATGAGCATGGTAAGCCCAAAGCAATAGAAGGACATCAAGACAAACAAAAGTATCCGTGGACTCAATTCCATGTAACTACCTTTGACAACCCACTTGCGGCTAGTGATCCACAGGTTCTTAAACTTATCAGGGGAACTACAAAAGCTGCTGAACGACAGGAAATATATGGGGAATTTCTTGACGGTGGTAACAGTCTTATACCTTACAATTTGTTACAAGAGGCACTTACACCTGTTGAAAGACCAAAGTTTGAGTATTATGATGCAGGTGTGGATACGAGTGGCAAAGGTGCAGATGAAACTGTAATCACTATTGCGGGAGTTAGAGATGGTGTAATATATCCTGTAGAAATATATACTGAACTAACCACAGAACAACCAAAACTTGCCAAAAAGATTTCAGAATACAACCGTATATATGGACTAAGAAGAATATATATTGACGAAACAGGAATGGGTGACACATTAATGGACTTGTGCAGAGAGGTAGATCCTGACATGAACTTGTATGGAATCAATTTTAAATCTGATAAAACCAACTTATATATCAATTTGGAACGTTTGTTTGAAGAAATAAACCCAAAAGGCTCCGGAAGATTGATTAATATTTCATTATTAGAAGATTATAGTAGAGATAAACTAGTAGAACAGTTGTCATATATGTATTGGGATCATGGTAAATTCAAGGATCAACAACCCAAAGTGCGTAGTGAACACGCTGACGACTATAGTGACAGTATTGCATTAGTAGTATTTGGACAACAAAAGGTTGATTTTATAAGAGATGTTCCTGATCTTTGGAGTCCTGAAAGTACAGGCGAGTATATAGGGTGGTAGAATCTAAAACTTTAAATACCTACTATATATAATTTAAATATGCCATCTCCTGATAAAGCTGATACTGATAAAGATGCTGAGGAATGGATAACTGTAGGTGGCAAGAAAATGCGTATAGATGCAGGGGAAGATAAAGAAGATATAACTAGATCCCCTATGCCTAGTGCAAGAGGAGAAAAACAGGCTAATACAAAAGAAGCACAAAAAGTATATAAAAAGAGATTTGAATTAATAAAATCAATATTTAAACCAAGAGATGAGGTCGTTTTTGCAGAATATAACAAGTCAGGAATTATAGCAGGATTGAATGGGGATAAACTGAATATAATGTCAGAAGGCAGAATGTATCCAGTTCACAAAAATAATGTCTTTAAAAAATCAGAACTTTTAGGCGATAGACATTGGGATACAATGACCAATGTAGACAGAGTACAAATTTTAAAATCTTTTAACTTACCAACATATTATAACAAACAAAATTGGGGAAACCTTTCTATGGAAATACGAGAAGCATTATTAAAAAACGCAAGTCCAGCTGGAACAACCACAAGTGATGCTGGTATTCATAACCCAGTATATAACCCTGTTAATGAAGAAAAGTCAGTTTCAAATACAATAGATGATGAAATTAAAAGACAAGAAAATTCACCTAATCACGAAGAATATGAAGATGGGAAAGATAATAAAAAAGACAAAAAAAGTGTAGATTAAAAAAATGAAAAAACGTGACAAAGTTTTACGTTGTAAATGTCCATGTAATAGAGAACTACCATCACGATACAAAGGAAGACAAAAAATATTTTATGACTCCCCCGTATGCAGAAAAATTTGGCACAGTTTTACAGAAGAAGAACAA